ATCCTCCTCACCCATTCTAGAAATCCAAACAGTATATTCGTTGGAAGCTGACAAGAGTACAACAGAATATGTTTTACCACCTTCACAATACACTGGTGATGGGAAAATAAAGGTTGTTGCAACAGTAGCGTCATCGGATAAAGAAACTTGAGAAGGATCTAGAACCACTTCTCCGAAAGGTAATATTTCTGTCGTAGGTAAACCAGTTTGCATTGTTCTCACCTGTAATGTAACAGGTAGATTTTTTGTATCTTTTGTTTTGAAGAAAATGTCAACCTTAGTCAAAAATACACCAGGATTTTCTGGAACTTCAAAAGATTGTGCAAGTGGATCGACCCATCTAGTCTGTCTTACCGATCTATCGGAGAAAGTAGTATTGGATTGTAAACTAGTAGTTTCTTCAACTGTAGTTCTTTGTCCAGACAATACATTCCTTTCAATTGTTGCATTTCTAAGTCTTAGAGTCACTTCCTCGGTATTATTAAGTGTACCAGAAGAACTATATGTAGATTCTGCAGAACTATCTGTGCTTCCAGAAATAGTTGAGTTCTGTTTACTTGTCGTAAGTGTAAAAGTTTTGGATCCTGTTTCAAAACTAGGTGCTGATTGTAAGGTAGGATCTGGGATAAAGAATGATCCAATAATAGTGCCAGCTGAATCAGTGACCAATCTCAAATTGCTTATCGTAGCAACTGCTCCACTAGTTTCACCTTTAAGTTGCATATTTTTTGCAACATATCCATAAAACTTAGAATCGGATTGTAGTTCTAAACTAGCAGTATCTATGTTTAATAATGTGGATGTACTTGAGTATGATAATGGAATATTTTCAGTTATTTTATATGGATTTTTCACATAAACTTGCTCTGGAGAATTATATGGTCCATATTTGTGATTTAACTTTGCAAGTCTAAATCTAGCAGAAACTGTTCCGGAACTAGCAACTACAGTTTCACCTACTTGGAAAGAACCACTATTCATCTGAATTTCCAAGAGTTTTGGAACAATGTACTTGTTTACATCAACATTATCAAAGAACGCATAAAGTCTTGTACTTGGTTTTAATCTCTTTGCAATAAATTCTATATTTCTAGAACGCATTGTATGAATTACATCGGTAGATACTACTCTATCTCCTAAATTAGTACTATCAAATTTTTCGCCAACTTTATACTGAATTCCTTCCCTAGATTGATTTGTAGTGGTTAAAGTAGTTACATCACTGAAATTGAGGAAAGTATCTCTAAAAGTGGTTGTAGTTGTAACAGGAATTCCTCTTCCACTCTGGAAACTTCCCCAATTTGAACTGCTGCGTAATTGAGAAGTTCCTGTTCGTATTCTTCCGAGATTTCTAGTATTTGTTATTTCAGTTCCCGTCCAAGTTGTCTCCCATGCACCCCAGTCTATAGGAGAAAATCCTGTATTTGTATCAATAGCGAGTTGTTTTACGGTCTCTTCATAATTACCTTCTTGATCAAGGGTTCTCTTTGATTTTTTGGTTTCAATCCAAGTATCTGTAGCTGGATTCAATTCAATAACACCAATCCAGTTAACAACGTGGAATGGATTTACATTTTCAGACCTTGTAGCAAATTTATTTTCCAACCATACTTTTTCACTATATTTTAAACAAACAACATCACCAACTTTAACAGAATTTGGAGTTCCAAGATCTTTAACAAATCTTAAATCTGCCGCTGGATCTGGATTTTGAGAAACACCACCTGTAGCTTCTGAACCCAACAATAGGTCTACAGAAGTGGTGTAATGTTGGGATCTCAATATACCTTCGGCAGTATCAATACTGCATTTATGGAAAGGAACTCCCAACGCTCCAGCAAAGACAGTTTTAAAGTTATCTACAAAAAATCCCGACTTAAATTTATCTAGATTTGTTGTTGAATCTCTAATAACTAAATTCTTAGTATCAGATTCCAATATACTTAAAGAACTATAATATTCAACGTTGGCCAATCTACTTTCCAAAGCAGAGATATCTTTCATTCTATATCTCTTATGTTTAGCCAACTCCACTGTTGCGTCATTAACATTGTATAAGTACGCAGGTAAAGTAATTTTTGCAACTTCTAAAGCGGAATCAACTCTATTTGGTGTTTTTGGTTCTAGGTCAGGAACACCTTCAGATAAGACAAATTCACCATCTTTATTCAAGTAAAGAACATCTATTCTAGGTAGATAGTGGGAGTACGAAATCTCCAGATTTTTGTTTTTAGCGAGGAAATATGAAGAGGAATTCGTATTATTTTCAAAAGATCTAGCATTCCACTCAAATGGAGAATATGTATTTGTATTTGGATCGTATGGTGAAACTCTTGGTCTGAGATCTATGGTATCAATAACTTTAAGACCGTTAAGATCTAAAACTTTTTTAGAGAATCTATTTTCATCATAAGAATTGGCAACTACCAAATCACCCTGATCAGATGGGTCTATTGTGTAATTATTATAAACAATCTTAAGTCGTCTTGTTGGAGCACTAGTTGACTCTATTCTTGTTATATAAGAATAATCGACAATATCTTCCTGCTGACCATTAGAAAATTTAAAATCATTAACTATATTTCTATCACCTTCTATAATTGCATCAACACTTCCAATAAGATTGGACTCTAAGAAAGTTATCTTTTCTTCCCTTATAAATGAATTTTCATTAACATATACAAATTCAACTTGATTAGTTCCATTATTTGAAATGAGCATTGCTCTTGCATTACTTTCATCACCATATATAATTTCACCTTTAACTGTGTTCAATACATTGCTATTAAGATTTTTTAATGTAAGTTTGGGCAATTCTGGTTCATTTGTGTCGTTAGATTCAAAAATACCCATAACATCAGTAACATCTGGAACATTCAAAGATATTTTTTCATCCTGAACTCTGGTTCCATAAACTGAACTGAAAGTCAATCCGTCATTTAAAGTTTCCGTACCTATACCAGAAGAATTTTCTTTTGATCTGGTAATGTTTAAAATAGTTCCTCTATTATGAATTTTTCTCTTAGGAGTTAAATTTTGTTTCTTTAGTGTTGCAATTAAAGTAGCGGATCCACTAGCAACATTCAAATCCACAAAAGTTACAGTTCTTCCGCCAGAAATAGAGAATTGTGATTCATCTAAAGTTTCAATGGTTCCATCTGAATGCACTAAAGTATAGTCTTCCTCATCAAAAGGTTCCGCAGTGATATCTGGATCACTTTCCAAAGTTATTGAGAAAGAATTTGCACTTATTGTAACTGGATATGATTTTCTATATACAAGACTCGCTTTACTCAGATCAACGAAGGAGATGTCTGTATTTTCAAGTTCTTCATACAAATACGCTTCTTTTGAATTGAGAACTTCTGGGTAAATTTTAACAACTGAATTCAAACTAAGTTCGGAAGTTGGTAGAGATCCATTATTTACTCCACTTACATTTGCGGTTGCTTCTATTTCTATAGATTTAGAAGTTGTACTGACAGTTTTTACTCTATTATACGTAGGATTAGTTTGTCCGGTTTTTGTATACGCAAAAATGTCACCAGTTTTGATTCCAACACCAAAATTATTTCCAGAAGTGGTGACTGTACTTACACCAGCACTTTCCGCAGAAATAGTAAATGTCGAAGTTGTTGGTGCTAAGAATTTAACTAGATCGAGAATAGGATCCGCAGTAAAATCTATGCCTACACCAACTATTTGTTTTACATCATTTATGGAGTACTCATCTATTTTAGAAATAACGGAAGATAGTTCAACACCATTTACATTTATAGCTTCTCTAATGGAAAATGTACCAGAAGTTTCATATAGAACTAATTGATTAGAGTTGGTGGCATCTTCTACGAGGTATGCAGTGGCTCCACTATTTTTACCTTCAATATATGCTGGAGTTGATATTGTAACGGGAGTACTCAGATTCAAATATGTATAAGTCTGAATATCATACAAAACCGTTTCAAAAACTGATTGCGGGCCCTGATACTCAGCATTTTTTAATTTCAAATCATATATTCTTGCAATACCAATGTCTAATCCAGAAGCTGTTCCTGGAGTTGATGTTCTATCTGAATATAATCTTACCTGACTTGTTGTTCCAAGTCCTACATTAGTTGTTCCGTAAACATTATTAAGTTCTAACTGATTTCCCAGATTTACAGTTACTGAAGTATTGTTAACCTGTGCTGTTGTTCTTGGTTTTTTAACGTCAATATTAATAGTGTCAATAGTTTCTACTTCATATCCTTTAACATATGCTTTTCCAGGAGAAATCTGGAGGTTATAAAGATCGTCAGTAGGAACATTCCCCTGTTTTGTTAACTGATTAAAATTAAATACGCCATCATTACCAATTCCATCACTTAAACATTCTTTGGCGTAAACTGTAAATGGTTTTACATAATAATCTCCAGATTCTTCAGAAGTTCTTCTCGCAAGAACATCTGTTATTAAATCTCTAAGTTCTGTTTTTCTAACAAAATCTAGTAAAACACCATTTTCAATCCTCATTAACTCAATAAAGTTTTGATCATTGAAATCGTCTATGGGTTTTTTAGATAATCTTGTAGTTATTTTTAATCTATCGGCTCCTGGGGCAGCAAAATTAGAAAATCCTCTTGCATTGTCAAATAGATCATTATTTGTTCTTGATGCAGTGATTAGATCTTCATCAACAGATAAACCAACCCTGTATGATGGTCTATTTGTGTACTGATCAAGAATTATTGTTTCACTAAAAACATCGATAAAAAATCCTCTAATAAAATAGACTCCAGATTCTATCTTTGCTGCTGATCCAGTACGAACTGCATCATTAAGAATACAAGTAGCAAATGTCGAATTTTCTCTAACACTGCCTACACCATAATCTACTGTCGAAAGACTTACTAACTCTTCTCCATCCACAAAAGTAGTTGATTCAAAATTTTCTTCTCCAGATCCTTGATACTTAATATATAAAGTATAATATCCATTTTCAGATTCGGAGTCAGTAATAAATGAATCTACTTTTGCTACTACACCACTAGAAGAACCTTTAATTAGTTTCCCAACAAAACTAGAAATATAAGTAGAAACAGACAATCCAAGGTGTTCTGGATCTATTTGCACACAAGTATATTCAGAATCATATGCTACATTTCCTGGTACTATAACTTCACCTTCTTTGAAAAAATGTGTACCAAATTTTTCAATTTGATCTTGCAGAATAGATTGTAACGTCGTTAATTCTCTAGCCTGAATAGAGGTTCCTGGCTTAAATAATACCTTTTGATAATTTTTAGTTCTGTCAAAATCATCAAAATATGGAGATGTATTTAGGTTGGTATTTTGTGCCATTGTATCTTAAAACTCCAGTATTACTTTAATATCTTCTTTTTGATTTGAAGATCTAGGAATCGGTGCTCTATTGTCGATGTATATAATTTCACCAGATTTTACATTATATTCTGCAGAAGCTATTCCAGCGACAAAATTTATACCCAATTGGTATGTTCTATTATTTATTGTAGTAGATATACCTGTAAAGTTATCATCAATACTTAGAGCAGGCCCAATCAAAGAATCACAATTGATAGTTGTACCATAACCAGCATCTGGACTAGAAGTGAAAGGAAGAATTTTATATCCAGATTCACTAGATGCTAAACCTGTAGGTTGGTAATACTTCAGTACTCCCGTAACAGAATCCCAAGAAGCAACGTAACCAATCGCAGTCGATCCAAATCCCACTGTTTGTTTAATAACAGAGTCCACACCATAAGTAGTGTTCGTGGTAACTCCAGCCAATTTAAGGCCTTTTAATCCACTGACCAAAGAAGAATTCAATACTTCGGTCTGACTATTTACAACAGTTGGATTTCTCATGACACCAACTCTAGCAAAATCATTCCCAACAATTATGTCTGGATTTGATTCTAAAGTTTCAAATCTAGAATATAAAAGAACTCTATAAGAACCCAATTCTCTATAAACATCATATCCATGACCACCTTTAGGGGGTATAATCACACTAAAAGAAGCTTTAGATGTTGTACCAATACCAGTATTTGATAATCTACTCAAAGGACCATTAAGTTCTGTTCCAGGATCTCCTGGGAAAAATTCAACAGTTCCGTATGTATACCCCTTACCTCCCTCAGTAACAATAACATCTGATACTTTTCCAAAAGAATCAATGGTGATTGTCGCTTTTCCTCCAGTACCGTCTCCAAGTATGGGTACATTTGAGAAGGAAGTTGAGATTGGTTGATAATTAGATCCCCTATTATCAATCAAAACTACTTCTATTTTTCCATCAATAGCATTGTTTTTTAATGATATTGACTCACCAAGATTTCCCCAATCTTCTGGAACTGGAATATATTCAATAGAATCAAATTTAATCAATTCACTAGGTTTTATTGTATAAAGATACTTCCACAAATAACCATCACCACTAGATCCAGCCTCTCTTGGTTCTAGGTCAATAAAAGTTGGTTCATCATATGAAGGTCTTCCTTTTGGATTTTCGGGATCAGTTCCATTTTTTAAACAAACATAAACTCTAAGATCTTCATTTACAACATAGTAATTTGCACCATAAAGATTTGTTTGACCAGTTACTGGGGTTGAATTATAAACGTTATAATCATGTCTATACATTTCATAGGTGTTTCCAGAAACCCAGTTCACTTTTCTAACTAGTCTTCTTACATCTTGACTAGTTATTTGTTTCATTGCAATAATACTCTCCTTTATTTGAGATTCTTCTCGAAATCCATCTAAAGGAGACGGAGTATTATTTGTCCAAATTGTACTTCCACCAGATTCTGGACTATTGGAGTTGGGTAATCCAATAAAAGTATAATACTTATTAGAAGAATCCCCAACGCCAGAAACACTTTTTACAAAGTTCTCAGCATTTAAAATCCTAAATTGATCAGATATGATGGCAGGCATTTTTACTTTTTAGACTTTTTTATATTTAGTCACTTACGACTGATCTAGTTCTCATAACTTTAGCAGAAGTACTTAAACCAGTCAATCCATTGTCAGTGTAAGTTTCGAAAGCTTTACCTCCACTGATACTAAGAGATCTATTCTGATAATCATATATCTTGGACCAACTATATTTACCATAGAATCCATTTGTATTGATTCCAGAGAAAGATGATCCATCATACTCCCCTCGGACGGCTGCATTAACTCCACCATTAGCGTCTGGAGCAAAGTGGCAGGTTACTGTTACAATTCCAGCATAAGGTTGAGTAATGAAATCAACTCTATAAACACCATCAAGATAATTGGTAGAAATTCCAATCACAGAGTTTGGATAATTAGCCATTCCACCCAAGTATGTAGATATAGAAACTAAACTACCATCGGTTTCAACATTGCTATCACTAATTATGAAATAGTCTCCAATATCCAACAGTGAATTTATAACTCCAAAAGTATTTGGTGCGGAATATCCAACTCCCAAAGTACTATTATCATAACTTTCTGATTGTAAAGTAAATTCTAACTTAGGAGAAGTTGTTCCAATACCAGGAGATCCGGGTAAGAAAGTAGTTACTCCAATTAAATTACCATAATCACCAATTACTTTGAATGAGTTTATGGTTTCAACTTTGAATGTATCCGATTCTATCAACACATTAGGAACATCAGAATCAACATAACCAAATCCACCATCAGTAACTTGAATAGAAGTTACTTCACCGTTTGTAACTGTACCAACTGCTTCAGCTCTATGATATACTGGGACAGAAGAAATAATTGTTCCTGCTGCACCAACCACAATAAACTTGCCATTTGGATCATAGTCATTAACAAAGATATAATCACTAAATTCATCGAACTGCGAAAGATCTCTATATACCCAATTGACAAGATCCAGAGAATAATAGAACTTACCTGCGGAAGTATTGGCAAAATATACATTTTCAAAATATTCTATATTTAAAATATTTTCTGAGGCAGGAATTGTGTTTGCAATTTGTTCGTAAGAAACTTGTGTAGTACTTCTTAAGATAATTCCACCATTTCCAACAATAATAAAATCATTTCCATCATGTATTATTTTATTGAAGTTAATGAGAGGTACTCCAGAAGTTATGGTGTCCCAAATATTTCCATTATTGGAATTAATAACAGTACCATTATCACCAACTGCAACAAATATATTTTCTGCAAAAACGATAGAATTTAAATCAGAAAGAGTATTGGAAACTCTACTGATAAATCTTTCTGGATACACACTATCGGATTCAAATATAGAACCTGCTGTTCCAACTACAACCCACTTATTGAGTCCCACTGCGATAGATGTAAATGTACCATTATAAGTTGTTGGGTTGTATCCAATAATTCCCACTCCAGGTGCGGTTTCTTCCTCGAAAGAATCTATTTCTATCCAAGACGTTAGAGTATTGGAGAATCCTACAGACTGTGCAATTGTGGCTTCGTTTCCAACTGCCAGAATAATATCAGATGATCCAATAGAAATTCTATTAACATCCAAAAGATTAATAGTAGATCCAACACCAACATCTCCAGTTACCCAATTAGTTGAATCATAACTATATGAATATAGAGAACTATTACCAACAGATACTAGTTGATTTCCGTAAGAAATTGAATTAAATTGTGAATTGGAATCTATTGCAAAAATACTATCATCTATTACAGATGTTTGCCACTGATAAACTGGATCCTTTAATTTAATAGCCGAGGAAGATACTATTACTTTTGGCAATAATGTGTTTCCATATCCAACACCACCGTCAGTTAAAACTATAGAAGATACTGTAGATGATGCAGAAACAACAGCGTATGCAGTTGCAGATTCAACTTTCTGATTTTCTGTAACAATAATATCCCTAAGATTCTCAGTAAGTTCATCCAAATCTTCAAATAGTGGAAATGCATTATCAACATAAATGACTGTATCTCCGGGATCAATGTCTTTAATAATAGTTGCGTTGGGAACAACTCTAGATTTTAACCCAGGTCTGGATTTGGAGAATAAAGTTCCAGAAATAATTTTATCGGTCTTTTGTTTTTGCCAAGTTATTGGTCTAATAGAATTAGTATCACTATTAATACCAATACTATTATAAACGAAAGTATCTATTTGATCGGAAGAAACAATAGTCTTTACTGTTCTTGGGAACTGTTCAATGTCAAAAATGTCAAGAGAACTTTCTTGTATTGTTACTACATCACCTTCTTTTATTGATGGTGGTGGAACAATTTCTTCTACATCTATTGAAGAACCTCTATAATAAAGTATTACGCACTTAGAATCGGGTATTGGGGGTTCTGTAAATATAACTCTACTTCCTCTGAAAGAGTAAGCATAAGTAGGATCCTGCAGTACATCATTAATCCATATGAATATATTATTTGTTATATCCATATCAGAACCTTCAAGAGTTTTCAAATTGACAATTTGGTCTTGACCATTAATTTCTTGACTTAAAGTAAACTTGGTTCTAAAACCATTAAAAGCAGAACTTATATCATTGAAAACAATGAATTGTCCTGGATAAAACGCACTAAAATCATCTGTTTCGATTCTATCAACGGTTAATATAAACTCCTCAACTTGTCTAAATGATACAATTCCACCACTTCCAGTAAAGGAAGAGATCACTGTACTAATACCTGCATCTATCTGGAATTCATTAGTTGTTCCAGAACCAACTGTAGGAATCCCAATTACCTTAGAGTCAAAATCAAATCCAAATGTAGATCCCAATATTCTGACATCATCACCAATCCCTAATAAGTGATCAGTTAATGTTGTAATAGTAGCTATACCACTTACATTATAGTATTCTGTGGTGAGAATTTCTAGATTGTCATTTCTAAGATTTACAGTTGGAATGCCAACTACTTTTATTTGATCATCGACTTTATAACCAACTCCTGGATCATCAATCTTAAATTCAATGACACTAGATCCCATCCCAATTTTAACTGTAACTTTTGCACCTTGTCCATCCCCAGGTGTTCCTACATATTCAGTATTCAAGTTTGCATATCCAGTATCAATTCCGATTACAACATCAGGAACATCTGTTGTCGTGTATCCAGCACCAGGATTGATAACCAAAATATCAGTTATTTGTCCTGCAGTAGTACCACTTGTAGATACTACTGCCTGAAGACTTACTCCAGAGCCAACATTTGTGCTTAAATATACATCTGGAGTTCCCCTATATCCACTACCACCATCAGTAACAGTGATACTTTCAATCGTCCCTCCTATAGAAACTGTGGCTACTGCATATGCTGGTAATATTGGTTGATATCCAAATGTAGTACTAATGGAAACTTGAGAGATTTTTCCAGCAGATGGTGTTCCACTTAAGAATCTGAGAGTATTTGTTGAATCATTATCAACTGTTACATCATTAATTGGATTTTGGAATACTCCGTTAATAAAGACGAGTGGAATGTTATTAATATTAGTTCCAAAGTTCACATCATTAAAGATAGTTGTAGTAGTATTTCCATTTACTTTAATTAAGAATTCTGTAGATGCAACTCCAGTAAAGTCATTTGAGATATCATCGAAAATTAAGTTTCTATCTTCTGGAACTTGTGCATCAAGCTGTCTAGAGAATACTCTTCCGGAGAAAGTTGAAGATGTTTGTATTCCTGGGGGACCGAACAGACCATAAGGAGGATCAGAGAACCAAACAGTATCTCCTACAATGTTCATATTTCCTCTGAATACATCACCAAAACTTCCACCCAAGTGAGTATCAACTTGACTACCAAAAGCACCTCTTTCGACAAAAACACTTTCATTTTTAACCAAAATATTTCTGATAATCATTAATTCATCATCTAGTTTAATGACATCATTAAAACGAACAGAACTTATTCCGGCGGTTATTTGTAGTACTGTGGTCGTTAATCCAATATTTATTGTAGGTTCAGTTGACAATACAATAGGAGCCTTTGCTAAAGCTGGTTGTGGTATTCCATCAATTGATATTAAAGTTGACTCATTTGGATTAACAAGAGACAGACTTTGAGAACCAATTCCCAATGAAGTCAAGGTTAAGAAATTAGGTGATGTCGATATACCCAACAACCCAAATTGATTATCGTTAAGTTTATATACAAATACATTACCACCAAGTTTATCCGAACCAACGAGTTTTGCGTCAACTGTAATACTATCAAGATCATCGCCAGCAAGGTATGTTCCTGCAATTCCTATATTAGTAGAAGTAGTATTGTATCCAACTCCTCCATAAACTACATCAACTTGACTGATGTAACCAGCGGAATCTCTAGTAACATTAAATATTGCACCATTAGAATCATCTGAAGGAACATTAGTATAAACTGCGTTGGCTTCAGTTTGTATTCCAGATGCACCCGTAGTGGAAACTACAAATGATAGGTCATTAGTTGGACTGGTTCCACCCAAGTAAGTTCCAGCAATAGAAACCGTATCACCGATTGCATATCCTCTACCACCAAAGGTTGGTTGAATACTTGTGGATAGTGGTTGTCCCGTAATATTATCATATGATACAGATACAGTAAATTGTGCATCTGTTCCGAGTCCACTTGAAGTAGAAAGTGCTCCAAGGAACTGTTTAAACGTTGGTCCAGCGGGAACTAATACAGTAGAAATTCCAGTTATAGTAGTTGAAATGGATACACTATATCCATTTTCAAGAACTGCAGATCCATTAATATTACCAACTTCCATGAGAATTGTAGCAATACCTGCACTGACATAAGAAGTAGTTGCAATTCCAATTGGGTTATTACCAAAGGAATCATAAGTCAATTCCTGTCCGGTTTGGTAGTTGTGATTAAAAATAGTGATAACATTTGTATCCAAATTGATAACCTGGTCATTACCAGCATCAAATATATGTTGGAATACAGAAGTTCCTTTGTTCGTCAATTTAAATGATGTGAGACCAACGATTTGGTCACCTAAGGAAGTTAATGGTTCGTACTTTTCTGGAGCAAAATCAGTTCCAAATCCAATAATTGTTGTGATAATACCAATATAATTTCCTAAAGATTGTCTAACATTTGCACAATCAGTTGTCCCGTAATTTTCCTCTGGAACTGTAGAAAGGCTGCTGTTACCAATAGCAACTGTAAGAATTCCAACGAGAACATCAATTTCTGCACGAACATCTGCACAGGAATTGGGATCTGTGTTTATTCCAGTAAGAGGATCAGCACTTATTGTCAGATCCTGATAGTACAAGTTATTAGTTACTGCAAGTTTCATTGCATCTCTTGCAGCAACAAAAGCAGTAATACTTTCCGCTTCTTCTCCAAGTAAACCATCAGTTAGAGCAACACCAACACCATCAAAATACTTCTTAGTATTATATACAGTGTGTTGATTTGTTCCATATGCAATATCTTGTGCAACACCATCAATGATGTAACCAAGATCTCTGAAACACTTATTTCCACCGGTAGTATAAGTACCAACGTTTTCTGCAGGGAAGAAACTTGTAGTACCAGAACCAAGAGCTGAAGTTACTACCGTAGTAAGTGTCAGGATTGCATCTTGAACATCACTACAAGAATCTGGATCAGTATTATTAGCAGTGACACCTGGAGTGCCATAAGGTGGAGGATCACTTCCAGGATTTGGATCACCAGTAACAGTTAAATCTTGAATAGTTAACTGGTTAGCAACAGCAGACTGCATTCCAACTCTTGCCTGGTTGAAAGCATAAATTAGTTGAGTTACATTTCCTATTTGTATATTGTCATTTTCGAAGAAAGTTCCAGAGAATTTTCTGGTATAATTATTACCACCAGTAAATACATCAAGAGATATTCCATTAATAAAATTATTCAAATCCAGTTCATATTGATCTTGTGCTGTGGATATGCCTGCATATAGAATCAAAGCATTATTATATGCATAATCAATGATTTCTTGTTTGTTCTGTTGAATTAGTCTATATCCATCATAATACCTTGAAAATTCATTTGTTTGTGCATCACCTGGGAAGTAGAAATCGGAATGTGCAATTGCTACTGATGCTAAAGCAGTATCTTGAATTTCTCTCCTGTTACCTACAATTAGATTTCTAGCATCCTTAAATCTACTAAAGTCATAATTTAAAGGATCCTCAATTAGAGCAAAATCAAATTTTTGTTTAATTGTAGTTTGATATAAAGTAGGAGGAGTCTGGTTATTGATTACATATTGTCCCAAGAATTTGACATAATTATACGCAAATAAAGTTTCTTCTGTCTCATTTACAACATAACTCGCACCAGCATCCCAATATGCAAGACCAGCTTCAACAGATTTATTATTTGAAGCATATTTCAAATCATGAGATACTGCATCAACAATAAATCCAGTATCTCTTAGACACTTTTCCCTACTATATGTTGTACTTAATCCAATATTTGGATAATTGAACTCGACGAATGAAACAACCTCTTCTTGTATAAAATCTCTATTGAGAATTAATAGATTTGATGCGTCTGCATATCTACCAACGAAATTAAATTGAGTAGTACCATTAAACTGTGGGGAAATATCATCCAGTGTCAATACTTTATTTGTTTTGTTTAAAATATATGGTTTTAATGATACTCCATCCCCTTCAAAGTAAATTTGATCAGTAGATCCATCTGGATAAAGATTATCTTCATAAACCAAAGCATAATTTTTTCTGGATGCAAAATCCTGTACGCTATCAATGTTAAACAGTAAACTAGAATCTCCATCATTTAAGACGGGAGTCATTGAAGTTGATTTAGCAATACCAAGATTGACTTCTGGTATAGTTGGTTCTGTAAGGAGAACGTAATCAGAAAATTCTTGAAATCCTGATGGGTGCACTATAGATCTTACAGACTCTCTCCATGTAGAATATGGTATAGTGCTTCTTAATAGATAAGAGAATTTTTGATAATAATAGTTATCCGAAATTCTTAGTTGAGAATCATTTAATACTCCATTGTTTTTATTAATATTAACCTTGTCTCTAGTTGCGGAGAAAGAAGTATCAAACTCAAAAGAATTAATATATTCTACTATTCCTTTTACTTTACTATCTGATCCAACTAACACATCTCCTATTTCCAAATTTCCTTCTATATCAGTTATTCTCATCTGGTTGAGACGATTATCCCAACCATTTTCCATAATACGACCACTAAAGTTTTTGGTAGTAACTTTTTCTGAAGATGAATATTTAACATCATCTTTCAAAATCATTTCGAAAGAAGCGATCTTGGACTTGTTTATAACAACTCCCCTTCTTTCGTCATTATAGTCTCCGAATCCATTAAATCCTGCAGTAGTAAGTCCAGCTACACTGTAGGTTAGAGTATTGTTTAAAGTACTAATTCCGGTAACTGTGAAAAACTTATAGTCAAAGTTTTCGGAATTATAATTTTGAAGAGTATTTGTTTCGTCGGTTAGAGAAACTTTTTCAATAAAGATTTCATCCCCAGGAGCAAATGGGAATGTTGTTATAGATGAACCATATCCAGTGTTTATTAGTGGATATGCGGTTGGTGAATTGAAAAGTTCTATTGTTATTTCAAAACCATTAATAGTAAATGCATCAATTTCCAGTCCGTTTGAATTGTAAATCGGTATAATATCCAATGGACCAGCTAAAGCTGTTGAATTTTCAACAATGTCAACGTTCGTTATAGATCCGCCGTCAAATACAGCTTTTAGTTGAATATCACCACCTTTCTCGCCGAGGCCTTCCCCACCTCTAACTAGAAGTGTTGGAGCATCATTGTATCCACTTCCACCGTTTAAAATATTGATGTAATCAATTGTATTAATATCTTTAATACCACAAACTATAGTGGATGATAATTGTGCTGATAATGTTGGATCTGTAGGGTAATCAAATCCGTCTTTGACTCTTTCTATAGTTTCGACTTCTCCAATATTATCAGATATTAGTTTTAAGACAGCGTTTCTGCCTTCATCAGATACAATATCAGTTATTACAGGAACAATACGATAACCAAGGCCGCCAAAATTAACTCTAAGATCTTCAATTGGACCTTTAGCGGTTTTGGAATTGGTAATATAAGTTATTTCTGGATTTTCTAAAATTTCCAGTTCTGTAGGAGTTAGAAGTTTTTCAGAATTGAAAGCAAAAGTATCAGTATCAGAAACCAAGTCAATGGTGACTTTTCCACTCAATTTGTGATTTAATATATTAATTTTATTATAACTGTCAATCTCAATATCAGAACTTAATTGGTTTTTGGTTTCATCTGAAGGACTTATTGGTGTTAAATTATAATAGAAGACTTCTGGGAATGATTTTTTCGTTGTATCCAGAGTAACCTTTGCACCAGAAGTTCCCGGAATCCCCTCTCTAGTTATAGCAAATCCCTCGTCAACAACTCCAATTAATTCAATTAAGTTTGTAAAATTAGCATTTTTATAGAAATCGAGTCTCAGATCCAACAACGATACATCTGAGACATCAAAAACAATTAAAGAACCAAAGAATGGATTTAATGGTGGATTAATAAGTCTAAATGATTGTGTACCAGATACGGAGAAAGAAGTTAAGTCAATTTCTTTAGATTCCAAAACATCGCTTGCATATTCACAAAGTGATATTTTGTCAACATCTTTTTTCAGGATGAAATATGATTGGGAACTGTTCAACCCACCCAAAGGAGATGTTGCAGTGTAAATTACTTTAGTTCCAGATTTAAATGATTTGAATTGATCATTCTGTATTATATTTTTTTCAAGATCTACATCAGAATTGGTGAAAATATAATCATTGATTAGAATTTTTCTATTAATTACGTCAAAGAATACTTTATATTCTTCTGTCAGTTTACTCGATATCGTTAAATCTATCTGATCACCTACACTTAAATTGTGATCAGAAGCAGTTGTCACAACTCCAGATACTCTATTTACACTACATGTAATTTCATTAAACAATGTTGTAAATGAGTGAGCAGATCCCACAATATTAAATCCCGTTCCCAAATCCCAAAATTCAACAGATGTTAAGTTCGTTCCAATTCCACCAATTGATGAAGTATATCCAATTGTAGAAATTCCCAAATAATCTTGGGAAATGTTTACCGCATAGACCACCTGGTCATCTAACAAAGCAAAAGAAACACCAGAACCAACATTGTTAACATATAGAGATGTTCCAGCAAATCCAGAACTATAACGTATTGGTTGTCCCGTATATAAATTATGACTTGGTAAATATATTGATTTTGAAGGTAAAAATCTATCTTCAAATTCAGAGTTAGTACCCACGCCAACAACTAATCTCGTAATTCCAGAAACACCAATTCCAACCGACTCTATTGGATTAAAATATAAAGTTCTATTAGGAATTATTAGATCATCAAGAGGTTCTTTTACTTTAAATGTAAACTGTCTTGGCAGTAAATTTACATCTTCTATTCCGGCAGTATGTATTCCCGTATTAGTGAGTCTATTTACAAAGAATCCCGATCTCCTTGTTGAAACTTGAGTTATAAACATAACCTCAGTTCCAATTCCAATATAATCTCCGGATCTAAATCCATCAACCTCATTTACTTTGATAAAAGTAGATACTCCAGAAACCACATCAGTTGGAATATCCTCAACAAGAGAACAACTTTTATCATTTACAGATATTCTGTGAATTCCTTCAATAGAATTGGCGGAAATTGTAGAAACTCCTGTTACTGCAACTGGTTCGTTGTTCAGTAATTCATGTGGTTCTACAAAATCAAGCAAAATCTCATTGCCTTTTGGTAAAACAACAACATCTGATATATTTTTTTCATTGAAACTTATTGCATCAATTGATCTACCCTTTAATTTGGATACTACTATACTCGCTCCAGATCCATCAGTACCTTCATTATCGAGACGTACTTTATCATTTACTTTATAGTTATCACCAGGGAAAAACACGGAAACATTTTCTATTCTTCCAGTGTTTAATTCTGTAATTTCAAATTCTTGTCTAAAATCTTCACTAACAGAATCGAGTACTTCATAAGAAGAATTGATATTATTGAAATAATATGGTCCAATATTTCTTGTTATAGAATTATCAAATTGATCAAAATCTTGATTATAGAGTGGAAGGAAGTTTTGATTTACCGGTCTATTTCTAAAAGAAGGTCCAATTACATATGGATACTTATTTTTAGCTATCTTAGAAATATCAACTTCAATGCTGTAGAAATAGGCATAAGTTCCATCAGGAAATTCTGGTGTTACACAGAATCTGCCATTAAATTGATCCAAATCCCCAGAAGAAGTATAAGAATAATCATTGATAAAATATCCAGGAGTAAATCCAGGTGGACGAAGTAAATTATTTGACTCAAAATCTAGGACATAACTGGATACCATGTTTCTAATGGCACCTCCAGATGGTGTATCATAACCATAAGGACCATAGATGGGATTTCCGTCATATGCATATCCTACAATAGGAGAATGGGAAAGTTGATCTTCAGTTTCCTTATTTTGATTAGTAAAATTATCGTTAAGTTGATATCTTAATTTTTTGGGAATATAATAGTTGCAGAATTGTAATTCCAAATCTTCGTTTTTACTATTAAGTAAAATACCATCATCTTCTGGGTTAATATAATCCTGAAGTTTGACAACCTGGTCAATTTTCCACGAATGAACGTTCGCTAAGAATTTGGCCCCAACACCACGATTTTCTAAAGTTAATTGAGTAGTATCTGCATCATATCCAAAACCACCATCAATAACGGTAACGTCATCTAGTCTACCAAATTCATCAATTATTGGTTGAAGTTGTGCAAAGTCACCATCTCCTGTAACTATTATATCGGAATCTGGTCTGTACCCTAAACCAGAATTTAGAATTTTTACATCAACAATTCTGCCATTGACTACAATAGGATCCATAAATGCAATGGATCTAACGCTAGAAACGCCTGCAGAGGGTCTTCTATGGAAATTTAGTATATCTGTACATCCATAAGAAACACCACCGTCCTCAACATACACATCGTCTATCTGTCCCAAGACTATTGGTTTCAATACTGGAACTACTATTGATGAAGATCCAATGGAAGAAGTAGCTTCCACTGAAATACTTATAGGTGGATAACCAATAATGTGAGTTCCCACCCCGATTGAATCAAACTTTACAAATTTTCTCTTTAAATAATCTTCATCGCTCAAAGTAAATTGAGAAGTTCCCGCAAAAGATAGTTTAAATCTATTGGTATCTAATACCTTAACATGGTAGTAATTATTAGTATCAAGTCCAACTATTGGAGTATCAGTATTAGAATATGTAACTAATTCCGAATCATTGAATCCATGATTTTTTGCAAAGATATATGAATCGAAGGTATTGATTCCCAACTTATTATTATTTCCGTGAGAAAGAATTGATGGTACTTTTACTTTTCTATTGGAATACCCCTCACCAGGTTCTCTTACATATATTTGATTGATAGTATTTTTTAACTCAACTGTTCTAAAAACGTGGAATCCAGAACTAACTCCAACAATATCAATTTCATTTGTTTTATTAAGAGCATCCTCTTTTGTGTTATAGAGTTTTATTCTTGTATCACTTATAATTCCAACAAAATAAGAAGAACCATCAATAATACCAGGGACATTTACGTTTATGTTTGCATCATAAAGAACTTCTTCTCCATCAACAAATGCCGTTGGAGCTAACAGGTCGATATAATCACTAAATTGATCAACATTGTTATCTCCCTTGAATGTAGATTCAATTCTAGTTCTCACCAAATTAGATTCGAGAGAACATCCCTGACCATTTCCACCAAAAATAGTAATTTTTGGTTTTTTAGAATATCCAACACCTGGAACAATTATTTCAACACCCTCGACTGATCCAGAGAGATTTACATGCGCTTTACATCCGGAACCAAGTAAATCTTTAACTTCAATGGTTGGTGGAGTTACAACATCATATCCAGATCCAGAGTCTGTAACATCGATGGATTTTATCTCTCCATAAAAAATGTTTTCATCAAAATATGATGGAGATAATAACTCAACGCCATTTGCAAGTAATCCTATGGATCTATTAAATGTTGTTCTTTCGTTAAAATCATCAAAAATATCCTGCTCAAGATCAATAGGGAATTTTCTCAAAAGTTTTTGATGGGTTACAGATTTGTTTTCATAACCAGAAAAAACAATAGTGTCACTACTAATACCAGCTTTTGCTTCAATATATCTTTGTGAAAAAACATCAGGAGAACTAAAAGATAACTTAATGTTATCATTATCAACTACAGTTACGTAGTAAAAACCGGTGGAAACTCCAGATGTTGAGAAATCTACAGTATCATAGTAAACGGAAATTCCATTTTGATAATTATGATTTGGACAACTGAATATTGATGTGAATCCTATTAAATTTACTGGTCTAAAAGGTTCTTCTATTGTTTCAACAACTCTTTTATCATCAGTAACATACATTGTATAGTTTGGAAGACCAGAACTAGTTACGTAAAAATATTCATTATTTTTGTCAATATAAGTGTTTTGAATTCCACTTACAAATTTATTTAAATTTGGATAATAATTTGAGTAGTGGTTAGCTCTATATACTTTTCTTTTAATAAAAGAAATTGCAGATGTATCAATACTTGCGGTGTTTAATAACTGAACAAGAATAATATTGGAGTATTTTTTAGTTGCATCCCCTTGATCATACGTAACTTCTATTATTTCAGCTTCAGAAAGTCCATCAAATCTATCATAAACAATTATCCTATCTTCTACATATGGAATAATTTTGTCAAACAAAATTAATCTAAACTTATTTGAAGATACTTGTTCTATACTTTCTACATTATGTGTTATCGGTAAATTGTAAATCCAATTATTAAATTTAACATTATTTGATAAATTTTTACCAAAACTAGAAACTCTTATTTTGTCTCCCTTTCTGAGATTGGAAACTCCATCTAAATTTACATCATCAATTACGTTAATAATTCTAAATTCAACTTTAGAAGTATTCCCAAATCCAACATAACTAAAAGCAAAATTATTTTCTACTAAAGAAAGACTACTATTTAATTTTTTAGTTACTCCAGTTACATCAAGGAACTGATTTGTGGTTTTATCTCCATAATTAATTTGAATAAAATCAGAATTTTCTGGTTTTACTAAAAGTGATCCCGCTTGTGGAAATCCTACGGTAGAATCTACTAAGATATTGTCATCGTCAATTTCAATATCCTCCAATATCTTTGTCTGTCCAGTTACTTTGAACGTTCCAGAAATAGAAGAAGAGTCTAAAGAAATTTCATATAAGTTTTTACCTAAAACAGGTCTTATTTCGGAATTAAAAATTGATCCACTAGTTGTGGTAAGACCAGTATTTTGAAATAAGAAATTTCCAGTTATATCTAAAGGATTTGCTCCAGATATTTTTTCAACCAAAAGATTTTTTGTTACAAAATATTCATCTGATGATGAACTTAAAGTATAATCACTTGGTTTTATAATATCAACATCTACACCGTAAAGAACACCAAATAAGAACTTATATGAAACATCTGTACCTTTTGATCTGTAGAAATTTCTAGCGTTAAGTATAATATTTTCTACAGAAGCGTTTTCATAAAAACTTCTATTCTCAAATCCTGGGAAAAATTCAAATTTAAAATTTTCAAAGAATTTTTGTAAAAATAAGTTACTTAAATTTAAAACTTTTGCCCCAGAGGAGTGTGAATCTGCAGAACTTTCTGAAAAATTCAAAAATGAAGAATTGTCTAGAGATTCTATCTGATCAATTCCAGAAAATCCTCTTGCACAACCAAGAAATGATGTCGAAGTTTTAGAAGTATATGTTATTATTTCATCATCTATCTTTAAAAGACCATATGTATCTGGCCAACCTTCAGTACTTTCTACAGATATCTCATCATCAAAAGCAAAAACTTCTTCTGTTGTAGTAGTATCTGCAATTAGATCAGTATTATTGAATTTTTGAACATTTTTATATTTTATAAAATTAGACGCAAGATCAAGAGTTCCAGATTGATGTTCTAAAGACTTATAGTACTGTCTTAAAAACTCCACAAAAAGTGGAGACTCTTCCAGCATGTATTCTGGAAGTTGTGATTCTAAGATGGAATCAATTTTGACTCTTTTTATTTCTGACATTTTATCTTACGTATCTTCCGTTTAAGTAACTTGAAGTTGGAACATATTGAGTTGCTGAAATGTTCTCACCAGAACTTACAGTATCCTCTATCATATTTACCACAGATTTTTGAACATCAAATTGAAGATAAAGATCTTTAAGTCCAATTATATCGTTAGACTCTGGAATTGCTTGAACTTCAATAAAACCAGAATCCAATACGCTTGAAAGTATATTAATAACATCCAAAATTATTTCACCCTTTGCATAATCTATAGTTCCAGCATTTGTTTTTACTATAAATGGAGTGTTATTAACTAACGTAAATAAAAACACTCTTCCAGAAGTTTCTGAAGTCGCAATATCACCAAGATAAACAACACCAGATATACCAGAAACTCTAAATCCAGTTGATTTTATTGAATATCCACCAGATCTAATGTGAATTTGATTTCCAAAACATAACTCATAAGTTGCTAATGTATTAAGTTCGGGAGTTAAGTCTCTCCTCATCCTAACTTTAGTAATATTAGATGTTATAGACTTATCGGTGTCATCTATCAAACCAACTATTTTACTATATTTAAATCTACCACCAAAACTATTGAGGTCAGATGATTGTGAATAATTTGTGAGAGTATTTAAAACCTTAGACCTTACACGTTCCGACTGCGAAGTTTTATTTACATTAAAATAAACTGAGGATTCAACCTCAACATATAAGTATGAAAGATCTATTATTTCTGGTTTAATTCCTGCTATGGAATATTGTTTTAGTGATCTAGTTATATTTTGTTTTGTTAAAGTTGATAGAAAAGTACCATCTCTTGGTTTTACTGATATAAAAACTTTTCCAAATTCTGGGGGATCTAACTCTTCCCCTCCATACGCTGTAACCGATTCAATATTTGGATATATGTAGGGAATGAGTCCCCTATAGTCATTTGCAGTAACTGCTCTGTATTGGGAAGCATATACTCTTGGTGCAAGATACTTAATAGAATCGATATCTTCTATCTTGTCCCCATTTTGTGAAGATGACTGTGTTAGTATCAAAGAAACCCCAGAAGTGATTTCTTGTATATTATTATCTTTTAGTATTCCCGAAAATGTAAAGTTAGTAGCTCCGTTGCCTTCTCTTCCGTTTGTAACAATATAAGTTACTTCAATTTTACTTCCATTTGTTGGTTTCTTCCCTAAGATATCATCACCAAATCTAATTTCATATTTTTGATCAGCAACTTCTTGTATTAAGAATATTCTTGAGGAAGAAGTTAAATTTAAAATACTATCATAAAAAGTATAAATCTCTGTAGTTTCATTAGTAACAGAAACTCTTATAGTAGATGTATCAATATTTACGTTTGGTAAAATAAATCTTTGATTGGGCAAAGAAGAATCAACGGTGAAAGTATTTTTGATGAAAACGCCTTCATATATGTCTAAATTATTGAATTGTGCGTATCCATCAGTATTAATTGGAACAGTTACGTTCTCTGGAATAGAAAATATAAAATTACCGAAATCTACAGATCCCAAAGCAGTTTGTCCAGCATATAAAGTTACTGTTCTAGAACCTTCTCTAGTTCTCATATCAACAGAGAAGTTGACCGTCGCTTTTGAAGCTCTTGTGGACCTAGGCACATATCCAATATTTCTAGCAAGAGAAACAACATTCTCTCTTAACGTAGCGCTATCTAGAAATGTCTCATTTACTGCCATATTTGTATTATAGGCAGTTATATAACTGTTGTATGCTAGCAAATCAATCAATACTGAGAAGTTGGACCCCTCAAAGTCAAAGTCCGTAAACTCACTATTTGCACGTAGATAATCTTTGATCTGCGTTCGCAAATCATTAAAGTCTAAATTTGTAAACTGATTAAATGACATTAGACTCTAGTTGGTTGTAGTAGGAAATCAACGGTTTGAGGTGGTATAGTCAATCCAATAATATTATATTGAATAACAATGTTCAAATCGTTGGACTCATCGGGATACGAGGCTTTGACTTGGGAAAGACTAATCCTTGGTTCAAAGTTTTTTAATAGTGTTTCAATCTCTGTCTCAAGTCTTCTACTAAGAGTTGCAGATTGTAGTTCAAAAAGACTATTTTCAACCGAAGTACCTATCAAAGAATTAAAAAATCTGTCGCCTAATCTTGTTCTAACGAGATTTACAACAGATTTTTTAATCGCATCAGCATTATTCAATACCATTATGTCATTTGATACCGGATTTCTTGCAAAAGAAAGACTGATATCTTTAAATTTTCTAGAAATCCTTACCATTACCCAAACTTAAGGTATTTATTATATGTATAATAGCATTTACCACCTTTTTCCATAAGAAGGTTCAGTCCCATACTCCCAGTCATCATAATCTTCTTGATTACGAATTTTTTCGTGCATCTCAGACTGTTTTTTTAGTTTTTCTGAAGAATTTGCTCTTTCTGTGAAAAATCCATGACCGTGTGTGAAGTGACTACCTCCACAAGTCAAAGGATCTGCTTCCAATAATGTAATTTTTTCTTTTGGATCGTAATCTGTCACCAATTTTGTGGTTCCCCACATTTCTTTCATGTAATTTGCGTCTCTATCTACGGGTAAATTAGACATTTTAGCTCCTGATTGTTAAATCAGAACTTTTTAAGGGGTTGCTATCCCTATTTTTTGTCTTTTTTAACTAATTCGTAGTCTTCACCAAGAACTTCATGAAGATAAGCTTCTGTCCAGTAATTGTAATACTTGGTTTTTGATAATTTTTTACGAAATGTGGTCAACTTTTTCTTAGATTGACACAAAATTAGGTTATATCTCTTGTTATTGGTTTGCACCCCGTTGATAAAAGTAGGTGCCGACGCACAATCTTCAAAAAATTTGTAATAATCGTACTTATTATTGTAAAAATTAACCCATTTTTGAACTTGATCTAGTTTCCAAAAGTCATCAACAACAAAAATGACAACATCATAACCAGATTCGGGTACAATGTTGTCAATAGATGTCTCAACAATCTTTATTTTTGCACTAGAAGCATATGGGCACACTGAAAATCCACCCAATTCTTTCCGTTCTTTCGATACTTCAGTTACCCATTCATGAATATATGCTTCCTTTTCAGTCATTTCAACCAGCCGCTAATGGTGAATTTGGATTTGGCCCAACATTTCTTGGTTTTACTGCTTCATTTGCAACATTGTAACCAAAAACTTTACCATTTTCAGTTGTTTCTTCAGAAGCATCAGAAGCATTTGGACCTAATTTGGACGTGGATTCAGCCATAACCTTTAAAAACTCTTTAAAAGTATTTATTTACCCTGACCACGATACGGTTTACGAGCATTATTGCGACTGGTAGAAGCATACTTAGTACCTTTACCATTTCCTTGACGAGTTTTTTTGGGAGGACCTGCGGAATAACCCGTTTTGTTCAAACCAACTTTTGCACGTACAGCCATTTTAAATTACCTCATTAATAAGAATAGTCATAGGGGGGTAAATAACCCCCTTGTAGACCCGCATATCAGATGATACGAGTCTTTTCGTGTCCTACGCGAATCTTGGGATCGCACCAGATCTCATAACCAGCTTCTTTTGCATCAAGACAGAACGATACATCTTCACCACACATATCCTGAACTTCACCAGAGTCAAACACTTGCATCTTAGGAGCGAACCAGGGGTACTCAAGAGACTCGAATACACCTTTCTTGATCAGAACCCAACCGAAACCAGTGTAATCCACAGTGAAAGGTTTGCGACGTTTTTGCATGGTCTCGCCAGTTTCATGATTCATGACTCCACCATTGTTCTTGAAGTCATCTTCTTCCAACCAGTGTGCAACAGAAGTTGTCCTGCCATCTTCAGTCATATACCAACCAGCTGCAATGTCCTTATCCATTGCAACAAGACGATAAAACTTCTCTGTGTCGAAAACAATGTCGTTATCAATCCACAGTTGATAGTCATAATTCAAACGACCATCCCAGGGAACTTGTTTGGGTCCACGGAGAACATTTGCACCAAGAACCTTGCATCGTGCAAAGTTAACCATGGAGGAATAATCCTGTGAAATTTGAATACTTGCGCCACTCTGGACAAGATCAAAACACAGTTGTACGAAAGCTTTTAGAAATGTATATGAACAACCCCTACCAGGAAGACAAAAGACGATCGACTTACCTTTAATCAACTCTTTTGCAGATTGAAGATCAAATTCGTCACTACTCTTTTTTGGAGTGGGGGCGTTTGCTTTAATTGTAAATCCTTTAGACATAAAATTTAGATTGCAATAATGTTATTCTACCACCACAAATCAAATCATGCAATGGTCTTCGAAAATTATTTAGACTGTTTAATTAAACGCATTCTTCAACAATTTTTTCAAGAAGATCGACGATTTCATTTCTCATAGAATCATTGATAATCAGAAGTTTATCTGTATCAAGTCTATTCTGAATGCAGTCAATTAACAAGTCTCTTTCGTAATGGTCCAATTTCAGTTCCATATTACTCTTCCATTAACATTCAAGAATTATATATGAGTTCCTGTAATTTGAAGAGCATATCGATCCTTCAGACTCATATTATAGAAACTATGTTTCGTATCATTTTTCCAAGAGAAAACATCTCCAGATTTCCAATCGGAGAAAGACTTCCTATCAATCAAAATAGTTTGACCAGGAACCCAATCTTCCAACATGATAACAGATCTTACAATAGTTTCAGTTGTAATATTGAAAAGATCTTTATAAGCATAATATGAATCACTATGATAAGGCAAGTAAGTTGCAGGTTTAAACAAATTAATGCAACTTGTTAAATTTTTAAGATTAGAAAAGAATGGAAAAACATACTCATGAACAAAAGAAGGCATTGGATTTGGTTCTAGGTATTTGTAAATATCCAGATGTTCACGTACATGACCAGCCCATAGGTACTCATTAATTTGTCTTACATCATGAAATGGTGCAGTTTTATAATTCAAATGACGAAGTTCTGTAATATCCCATTTCGGTTCAATATTAAAGGATTTCATTTTGATAACGCATCAATATTATCTCTAGTTATATAGAGGTCATGAGGTTTTCCGTAAGTAAAGAAAGACTCTACCGTACCATTATATTTTAATTTAGTCCACCAGAGATCATAAGCGCGCCGAGTAAAGGTTAAATCCGGACGATCCTTACGATGATAATCAATTTGATAACTCCCGAGATCTGGATTAACACTGATCAAAGGTAAACAATAAGTCTTACCACAATGACCCAAGAAATAATCCGCTGTACTCGGTGTTGGACGCGCCGATCCGGCCATAATTACTCTAGTGCCTCTAAGAGGATGTATAAAATCAAACTTCCAATCTTTCTTCGCAGACCACTTAAAGTTATTATGAGCTTTATGAAAGTGATACTGATCCCCTACCTTATGAATCTCTACAAGTTTTTGTACATATCTCCGATGTAACAAAGATGGACCAAGGTCATGTGATTGATGTATCGGATGTAGAAAACAAGGAATCTCTAAATCA